CCTGATGAAGCTTATCAATCTTAATTAAGGAGAGCTATGATGACAGATGCTATAACCTTGGGCGATATGATTGCGATGGGGAGTGTTTTAATCGGAGCAGTAGGCTTGACTTTCAAGTTCAATGCATCTGTCGAGAACGTGAACAAGACGCAAGACCAAAAGCGTGACAGAGTGTATGCACGTCTTGACGAGCATAAGCGTTTTATCGACGACCAATTCACACGAAAGGATGTCTGCAAGATTCTCCACGAGCAAGTCAAGAACGACCTCGCTGAGATAAAGGCGGATGTGAAGAAGATTCTTACGCATACAAATGGGAAAGAAAAGTAAGAAGAAACGCAAGAAGAAAGAGAAGCCTCTCTTTGAGGGTGAGCAAGCCAAACTCATCAACAAGCACGGATACTAAGGAGGACCTATGAATGAAGGCCAACAGTTGCTAATGTGGTTAGCGAAGATAATGATCGTAGTCGGTATGGCGGTCCTGTACAGGCTTGGAGGTTGGAAAAATAAAGTGTTCCGGAGATTTGTTGCCCCGGTATTATACATCGCCGCGATCTGCGGAATTGCCCATTGGAAAGGGATTTTTAGTTGGATACTGATCACTCCCTTGCCATTTGATATATACGCTATGACGAGAGGGTACGGAAAACATGGTGATAAGCTATCGAAGAAATTGCTTCTGCGCCTGATCCCGGCAGTCATAGTTTCACTTGCCTATATCGGATACGCTATTTACCTACAAAGATGGAGCGTATATGCCCTACATTGCATCGTTTCTATTAGTGGTTCTACTCTGTTGGGAACATTTAATCAAACGGCGGAGGGGGCGGCATCGGAAGAGGCGAATATAGGATTATGTTATAGATTATTTCCAATAATGATGATATAACCAAAAGGAGGATGTATGAAGAAGTTAATGGTACTTGCAGTAGTAATTGCTTTTCTTGCGTTGCCGATGGCATTCGCAGAAGAGTCGGGAGGAGCAGATTATAACTCTCCCAATGGGCATGCAGACGGTTTGGCAGATTTCCTCAACAATCAGGACTGCATTGATCACACACATCAGATACCCGAACGAGATAACCCGGTCGGTGTTGGTGTTGATCTGACTGTCTATCAAAACAATGCTGAGACTGTCGCTGTAGTTATCGAAGAGAAATACGATACGCAGAACGAAGAGAACTCAGTATTTGCCGTATGCCAAGTCAACCTTTGGAAGATGTTCAAAAAGGAGAAATAACATGCCAAGCATTCAAACAATCATAATGACTGTCGCAATACCTTTCGTTGTGATGTTTCTGCGTAAAATGAATCTCCCTTCTAAGTGGTGTCCAATCGCGGCCTTCGGAGTCGCAATTGCACTTGTAGCTTTAGCAAAGGTATTCGGCGTAGACATGGACATAAACACAATCGCACAGGCGATCATTCAGAGTTTAGGAATGGCCGGCGTTGCAGTATTGGGATATGATACTGTAAAGAAAGCGATCGAAACAAAATGATGACTGCGATTGTCTCAGTCTTAGGTATAGTATCAACCGTCTTGGCTTGGAAACTCAATCCGAGACGGCTGATCTATGCCGAACTCGACAGCATTTACCGCAAGCTTGAAGATCTATACAAGGAGAGAGATGAAGCGCTTAAAAACAACGATACTGATACTCTTACTCGTGTTACCGCTGACATCGTGCGCCTTGCTCAAAGGAAAAACAGTTTACTTCAACGACTCGGATAAAATATTCTCCGGAGAAGCAAACGCACAACCGCCCACTCCTACCTTTGAATGGGTACTCATGAGCAAGGGAAAATACAGGATTTTGACAACAATAAATCCGCAATAATTTAGTTGACAAAAGTTTTTTATCCTGTATACTTTGTAGTATGGAAAATCATAAAACTCCGCTTCACAGACGTACGGCAATCGTTGTCTCCGTCGAGATACATCGAAAGCTACAGGAACTTTCACGCACAGATGGAAGAATGATTCGGTACCACACAGAAAAAGCTTTATTAAATTATTTTGCTCAAAAGAAAATAAAATGACAATGTTAGGGATTAAAAACATAATTTGCGGAACGGTAGACCGGAGTCGTTCCCTCCGGTTTTTTGTTGCTCTCCCTAACGAGCAGACGTTCCGCGCCTAAGTTAGGGAGGTGCATTATGCCGGAACTTTACACCTGTGACCATTGCGGCGAAGATTTCGTAGAATTATACGAAGCCGGAGACGAAATGGTTTGTAGGGAGTGCCTTTCTGTTTTGGAATATAACGAAGATCTTGCACGAAACAGAGAGGAAGAAGAAGAGGTTGAAGCTTTGACAGAAGATGATTACAGATCCACAATTTAACCCGGGAGAGTTATCATGACAAAGAAAAAGGAATTAGTTTCAGTAGCCCCACCACAAGTACCGCAAGACAATTCAATGGCATTGATCACAAAGGCAATCGTCGAGAAAGCCGATATCAATACCATCGAGAAGCTTATCCAACTCAAAAGAGATGAAGAGAAGGATCAGGCTCGCAAAGCATACCACGTCGCAATGGCGGAATTCAAAGCAAACCCACCGGAGATCAAGAAGGACCGCAAAGTAGGATACAAAACATCAGCCGGATCCGTAGGATACTCCCACGCTTCGTTGTACAATGTCACAAAGACAATTAACGCTGAATTGGCAAAGTATGGGCTTTCCGCATCATGGACTACCCAACAGAACGGACAGATTATTGTCACTTGCAAAATCACTCATATATTGGGCCACTCAGAGGAGACAAGTCTATCAGCACCGGCAGACGCAAGCGGATCGAAGAACGCAATTCAGGCAATCGGATCCACGATAACCTATCTTGAGCGCTATACGCTCCTTGCATTGACAGGGCTCGCAACACAGGATCAGGATGACGATGCGCGTAGCGTAGGAGCAGAATATATCAGCGATGCAGAGAAGAATCAACTTCTCGATATGCTCCTTACAAAAGATATCAAAGAAAGCAAATTTCTTGAATATATGAAAGTAGAATCCATAGATAAGATTGAGAAAAAGGATTTCAAGAAAGCGAAGCTTGCCTTGGAAGGGGCGCAGAAGAAATGAAGATTATAGACTGCGCTCAGAACACGCCGGAGTGGTTTTCTGCCCGGTGCGGAATTCCTACAGCTTCGGAATTCGATAGGATTATTACGCTCAAAGGAGAGCCGTCTAAACAACGGCTCAAATATGCTTACCAACTCGCCGGGGAAAGGATCACCGGAGCAAAGGAAGAAAGCTATCAGAATCTTGCGATGATCCGCGGCAATGAAATGGAAGCAGAGGCAAGGTCGTTCTATGAATTGAGGAATGGAGTAAAAGTAAATCAAGTGGGCTTCTGCACTTCTGACGGACCGGCGATTTACGGATGCTCTCCGGATGGGTTCGTCGGAAAGACGGGATTGATTGAGATTAAATGCCCTACCCTTGCGGTTCATGTTGGGTATCTTATCGACAATGATCTTCCTGACGATTACTTTCAGCAAGTGCATGGGCAGATGTTGGTGACGGATCGGAAGTGGTGCGACTTCATGTCTTATTATCCGGGCATGAAGCCGTTTCTTATCCGAGTGCATAGAGAAGAAACAATTATCAAATCTTTGCGTACTGAAATAGAGAAATTCTGTGCAGAGTTAGACGAGATAACGGAAAAGATACGTTAATGCCGAAAGTACAGGCGAAAATACTCGATACAAAACTCATTACCCGAGACGATAAAACCTTCAAGGTTGCGATGGTGCAATTCAATCAGAGCATGCCGAAGAAGGGCGAATCGGTTATCGTGAAATGGGGCAGTATCCGCACGTTAGAGCAGAACGCATTGTATTGGGTGTATCTCAATTGGCTTATCGAGGAAGCCGGGCTCAAAGACCACGGTCACTTCGATCCTATGGCTCTTCATTTGGATCTCAAAGCCCACTTCCTCGCTGAGAAAAAATTCACAAAAGGACAATTCAAAGCAATCGAAGAAGCAACAACTACCACACTCACAAAATCAGAATTCTCCGACTACTTTACCAAGGTTGATGCTTTCATCCGGGAATTCTTCGATGTATCAACAGACGACTTTTGGAGCACTTACGCAAAGGATTACAAACTTTGAAAGACAAAGAACGAGAAAAACAAATACGAATCAATGATAACCTTTGCCGGGAGATCTGCCGGAGACGAGACAAGCTGTGCGCGCATTGCGGAAGGCCCGAGACAGAAGATCGAAGCTTTGATTGGTGTCATTTTATTACCCGGAGCAATCTTCATGTCCGTTGGAATCTCGACAATGTGATGATGATGCACAATGGATGCCACCGCAATTGGGCTCACAAGAACCACCACCGCTTTACTGAGTACATGATGAAGCGCTTAGGGGATCGCTATTGGCTACTCCGGAAGGCAGAGAACGATACCTCAAAGCTTGACCTAAAAGCTATTGAGATGTGTTTAAGGAGGATACTCGATGAGTAAAAATTTTCAGCACAGGGATAAATGGTTTATAATATTCAAAGACAGACAGCCGGATTGGATAGGTAGCGGCTACGCTCTACACGTTCCTGAGAATATTGATACATTGAAAGATAACGTCGAGATGCACACTTTTTATGTCGAAAAGGATAACACATTGTGGCAGATTTCCTTAGCTGATCTGCTCAAGCATAGGCAGAAATACGTTGTCACCGGCAAGTGGCACATTGACAGGGATTTTCTCACCCCTATAGGGATCACGGAAGAGTGGAGAAAAGAGATCAATAAATATAAGCGACACAAAAAACATGGCTAAACGATTTACTGATACAAAAATTTGGGAAGATCCTTGGTTTCAGGAATTGCCTTATTGTTGGAAATATCTATGGTTGTATCTCTGCTCTAAATGTGATGAGGTTGGTATTTGGAAAACAAACTATAAACTTGCAGAATTCCAAT